AATTTTTTGGAAAAATGTGATCTGTGATCTAGGCCATTTTATGTCTTACTTACCTGACGGTTCGCTTGAGCATAAAATGGCCACAATCACCGCCTTTATTTTCACTGTTAATATGAAAATATATGGCTGATTGTGGACACAACACTCCCCAGCTTCCTGCAGGCATGTATAAGGATCTGAGTAGTGTTGTTTGCATGATTTGAACTTACTAACCTAAAGTTTTTCTCATTAAGTACTATAAGAATAACAAAACGTATATTTGCTGTCAATAGTTATTTTCAAAAAATTTGAAACTAACCGCTAAGTCCCCGTAGATATGAGATATCTTTTTGTGTGTGGGTTCCTTTGAAGATACGGTCAACTGCGTCTTCACGCTTATATGAGATCATTTTTATGTCGAATCCACAGTTGTTGCACTTGGTTCTACCGCGTACAGAACCCCAGCATTTTCTGTATTTGCGTATTATACCTTCTTCACAGAATGGGCATTTAGTTTCGGCGTGGCTGCGCCAGTCGGTTTGAATATCTATGATTGTCATCGGTTGCCTCGTCTTGATTTTTTAGCCATTTTATTCTTGGTGCGATTCCATTGTTTGCGCTTGGCCTGGGCGCGTAGTTTGCTATTAGCTGCCCTTGTGAAAGTGTGGTTGGCGATGGTGGTTTCCATATCACCAACTAATTTTTGAAACTTGGGATCTGATTCAATTTTTTCTTTGGGGATAACTTTTCCGTCTGCAGATAGGAAATCCCCGGCATCATTTTTCTTAAAAAGTTCACCGGTGTCTACATTCATGCGCGTCTCCTAATATTTGTTGCAATAAGTTTTTAGATCCGTTCTTTACCCAGTGGGCAAGAAGGTCGTCGCTATCAATACCGTAATGGTTGGCCAGAATTTTTGACATTAGACAAGAGACTGGTTGCCATTTGTCGTAACCTTTGTCTATCAAAAATTGAGGAAAAGGCTCAGACATAACTCGTTCCAGTTCGAGAAAAGCTGAAAGGAGGTTTTCTTGCCTGGCACCTTCCGGATCTTTGTTGTCTGATTTTTTAGTCAGTTGGACAAAGACAACTTTATCAAGCACGCTTAAGGCGACGGTCTCTTTCATAATTGGTTTCCCTGGCGGTTACGGTTTTGGTCTTAATGTCCCAGTTGAAAAACAACCCACATTGTCTGCAGGTACGATTGTATTTTGGTCTTGTACCGTCACAGTGGTAAACTGGTAAAGTATTGTGAGTAAACAACCAAGGCGCAGATCTGCGCCTATACTTGTCTTTACATTCTGGACATTCGGCATCAATACCTAATTTTATACCGAGTAGTTTATCAAACGATCCTGGCGGCCTACTTAACCCGTGTCCGTATCGTTGTTTCAGAAGACACTTTTCACAGTACTTTACTTTCTTGTACTGACGGACGACTTCTTTACTTTCGCACTTGTCACACATTCTGACTCCAATATAAGTGTTGCTTTAATTGCCATGGCAGTGGCGATCAGATTTTTTATGTTCATATCAGGATCTCTATTATAAGAAAGGTCTTCTACGACACCGGCCGCATGTCTAAACATATTAACAATTAATGTTGTTTTCGTGTGTTGTTCTTTAATGAGTGCATCGAAAAATCTGACAGCACTTTTGATAAATTCTTTCACCATACCTCCAATAAAAAAGCGGACCCAGCGTGGCGCACCGGGTCCGTATAGGGTTTAACTACGGCATGAAAAGATGCCAGTAGGAACTTAGATTTTACAAATTTTAAAGCGTCTCCTGAGAGACAAAAATCTTTTTCTGGTCATAAAGTATTTGCCGTCTTTCTTCACAGCAACTGCCCATTTTGACCTGGGGTTCCTGGTTATGATGGTGGTAGTTCGAGAGTAAATCCACCTGAAATATCCACCAGCATCATAAGCAAATTTAAAAGATCGTTCAGTAACTTCTACCATAAATAACAATTGTAACCGTAAAAACAATTCGCCGGCTCGTTGTAATAAAAATTCATTCCAGTCGAACCACAGATCACGATCTCGCCACTGTCTCATTTTGATCTTGTTTCTGCGATATTTTTTGGTTATAAATTTCATCCGGGTCATAACCGTTTCCATCCTTTCAGGCCACTGCGCCAGGATTGTTTTCTTTTTCTATCCAGAAATGAGTCTATACTTCTGGATTTCTTTTTATCAAACGGCTCTGGACATTTAGCTGCCAGATCAGCTATGGTAACTTTCGGTTCTTCTACTTCAATAAAATCCTCTATTCGGATTTCAAGACGGCCGTTTTTGAGTGGGTATTCTTTTTTCTTATTATTACAATAAACAATGGCTCCACTCTTATTTGCCAACAAAGCAATATGGCCTTCGTGTATTACACCTGCCGGGCTGCCAATTAGAACGACGCAACATGTTTTGTCTTCACACTCATAAACTTCTTCATTTTTGTGCATACCACACTCGCACACAGTTAAGTTAAATTGAAGGTAGTTGAATTTACCTTCAAATGTTGCGCCTTTGTTTACTTCTACAGTACCGATAAATGTCATGCTCTTTCACTAACTGGTATACCATCGATTGAAATATATCCTTTTGGCGTTTGAACAACGTGACATATCAACGATTCTTCGCCGCGCATGACTTGTGCAGTGTAGACATAAACATGCTTCTTATGGTCTTGATCACAGAATATTTTTTTATCTATAATCACGCCAGAAAGAATTGACACATTAGGCCCTGCCATAACTGTGAGTTCTATCTTTGTGAATCTTTTTGGTACAGTCTCTTTTGGTAAACCAAGTTTCTCACACGACAGAGCTTGGTTTTCTGTATTCCAAAGTGTCTTACAATAATCACACTGATAATTAATTATCTTTTTCATTTATAACACATTGATTTAATTAAACAAGATAATATTACCATCTTTTTCTTTACATGTCAACAAAAATCTAGTATAAGTCTCAACTATCCAAATTCTTTGATTTTTGGGAACATTTCTGATAATAATTTTTAACATCTTAAATTAGAGGGACATATGTCAAAGGTGGGAATTAAAGTTATCCGACAACATGTTGACGGTATGTTGGACACTTTAAAGACAAATCAATTTACCATAAGTGAATTGGAGTATATGAGAAGAATTTTTCTGGAAAGTTTTAAATCGATAGATTTAAAGATTAGAACTATAAAAGCAGTGAAGGGAGAGCAAGATGGCACCAAAACCGTCCATTAAAATCGATTTCGATAAAGAATATATTATCAAGTATCCGGATAAAATGCAGAGACAAATTTTTGTGCCACTGACCATGGCCAACAATTATTGTATTGGTGATCTAATAATTCGAAAAGGTGGTCGTATAATTACTGTGAATTATATGGTGAAACCTGAACATTTAGAAGAGAAATAAAAAGAAAAGGCCTTTATCTGTTATCCGCAAATAAAGGCCGTCGCACATGGTATATCTTTTTAACGATGAACTGTGACACACTCTACCAAATTCAATTCAATATGTCAAATTTTCCATAAAACATCTATTTATTTTTGTTGACAAGTAAACAAAATTCTGATAAGTTTCTGGAGACATTTCAATAAAAAGGTATAACGATGAGTGATTTTTCATGGATTAAAGAAATTTGTGATGATCTAAATGCAGGTGATAGCTTTTTGGTAGGGTGGGTATTAGGGACTCTATACCATAAAGGAATTCCAAAAGTCACTTTAAGAGGCGCCTCGACCAGAATATTTTCAGACATTGTAACCCAATGTAAAAACGATACTTGGAGTCTCGAAAAGTTTATCCAAATCGAATTTGAGAAATTAGAGAAGTTGCTTTGGTATGGGTTATTTATTTTAGACGAGGAAGAGGTTGAAGCTGCCATAAAGCAGCTAAGTGGTGCTGAATTAAAATTAATCAATATGCCTACCGATGAGGTGGCCAAAGGTTTACCAGGATTAGAAATTGAAAAATACAATATTGTTGGGTATAGAAAATTAGAAGATGGTCAAGAAGACTATTGTATCCAAAACAGGTCTCCAAACCCAACCATTAGGTATCTGCCAAGATCACCAGAGTTTACTCAGTGTATTGGTTTCAAACCAGTGAGGGAAGAATGATTACTCTACAAGGAAAATATTGCAAAGCTACAATCCATTCCGGAGCAGTTGACAATAAAATTTTATCAGTCGTGACTGCTTACACTAACCATCCAGCATTTACATATCCAATAGTGGTTATGCCGGATGTGCAGTATGGTGGAGATATGAAAAGTATGGTTGGTTTTACCATGCCTATGGGTCCAAAAATTGTTCCAAATATCGTAGGCGGAGACCTCAGTTGTGGTGTGTCTGCTATAAACATAGGACCAGTCGAACGGTTTAAAATAGATCTCAAAGAATTGGATTTGAGAATTAGAGATGCTGTCCCGTTTGGTCAGAGAGTTCATGATAAGCCGATCGTAAAATATTCTGATTTTGATCAAAAAGGAGTTAAGGATTTTTGCAGACAGTTTACTATGAAATATAATACCAAGTTTGAACACAGCCTGGCCATACCAAAGTATGACGAGGATTGGGTAGACAAAAAGTGTGTTGAGATTGGTATGAGTAAAGCCAGGATGCTTGCATCTATTGGAACTCTTGGCGGTGGTAATCACTTTATTGAACTTGGTATCAGCCAAAAGAATCAGGAGTTGTGGATAATAGTTCATTCCGGAAGTAGGCAGTTAGGTCAAAAGGTCTGTAAGTTCCACCAGAAGCGTGCCGTTAAACATAAAGAAAAGTTTCAGGATAATTATAAAACAGAATTGAAACGGCTGAAAACCAGATGTAAAAATGTAAAAGAGATACCTGGAAAAATTAGAGAATTAAAAGATAAATTAAGGGTATCTTTACCAAAAGGTTTAGAATACCTGGAAGCCGCAGATGCTATCAGTTACTGCCACGATTCGTTGTTTGCTCAGTACTATGCCAGGATCAACAGGCATACGATTCTGGAAAAAATAAGAGAACTAATAGCCGGGGATCTGGATGTAACGAAAACATCTTTGGACACTGTTCATAATTATGTAGATTTCTCAGACTTTGTGATCCGGAAAGGTGCGATATCTGCCAATAAAAATATGCCAGTCATCATTCCAATGAATTCCAAATTTGGTTGTATAATTGGTATGGGTCGTTCTAATCACGAATGGAATAACTCTGCGCCGCACGGTGCTGGTAGAGATTTTGGTAGAACAGATGCCAAAGAGAATCTTACCATGGATCAGTATGAAAAAGATATGGATGGTGTTTATTCCACAAGTGTTGTTCCAAATACATTAGATGAGTCTCCTGCAGCGTACAAAGATCCGGACACTATATTAGAGATGATAAAACCTACAATTCACATACTCGACACTGTTAAAGCCATCTACAACGCCAAGGATAGTGGGCCAGCCAGAGTAATTAAGGACAAGAAAGAGACTTGACGAAATGGGCCAAAAAAGGTTAAATAAATTGTTTTATCTAAAGGGAATAGGTGCTTTATGAGCTTATTCGAAACGCCTCTTAGCACAGATCTACACGTATGTCCTAAATGTGGGTCACATAAACTTTTAAATCGGTCTGTGTATGAAAAGAGGAAAATTATGTGCCCACCTACAGATTATAACGATGTATGCTGTGTCATGTGTGAGTTCAAAGGTAAGGCCCTACATGTGGCCAACAAGGAACCGGTACCGGAAAAACATATGATGTTTGCATTCCTATCCGGATGACATGATAAATTGATACGAAATTTTAGGAGGAATTATGTTCCACATAGCGATTGAAGGGAACGACTTCACTGGGAAGACTGTATTGTGGAGAGCGTTAAAAGATGAGTATGAGAAAGATGGTGTAATCTTCACCAGAGAACCTGGCAGCACTTTTGATAAGTTTTCACAAGATATCCGTGAAACTATTTTCCGGTATGGTGAGGATGTAGATCCTTATGCCAGACAGTTCGGTATGCTTACTTCCAGGATACAACAAGACAGTAAACTAAAAGGACCGGTTGATTTTAAAGACCGTACTTATTGGAGTACAAGGAACTATTTTGCCAGAGATGTCCATAATGCAGAAGAATTGGCAGAGATGGAAGATCTAATCATCCGTTTGATTAAAAAGGGAAAACTTACTCCTCCAAATATCCTTATTTATTTGACAGTATCTTTTGAGGAAGCTGTACGAAGAAAGACAGCTGTAGGACAAAGAGCGGATGATGATTTCATGGATGAAGCTGTTGGTATCAGGTCCATGTTCGAGGAAATGGATGAACTGTACAAAAACAGTATTGACTGGATGCGCAGTACCATGGAAGAACAGCATGTCTTTATGGAAATTAATACCAACGGAAAAACTACTGCCCAGATAATGGAACAGATCAAGCATGTCGTGATAGACAATATTCCGGATCTAAGGCGTGCTTTGATAGGTGCGTAATGAAGTTAGGCGCCTTTCGAAAATTCAAAGTCAATCACCTGGAAGGTTATATCGCAGACGCCGAAACAATTACTCTGCTACTTAATGATCACAGGTTTAATGAAAAGTTCGCACCACAAGACGTTACCAAGCATTTTGGGTGGGTGGTAAATCACGACATCTGTGTGGAAAATATCACAGAAGATGCCGTATTTGACGATACCAGGGACATGGCATTACTCACACTTCGTATTGACACTAAATCAATTTCAAAAGAAGTTCTCAAATCAAAGGTAAAGAAACGGGCAAAAGAGTTAGAGGACGAAGGCATAAAGGTCACAAAACTGAAAATGGCAGAGATTAATGATGCTTTGTCCAGACAACTTTTAAAAGAGGCAAAGCCCAGGTCTGCATCATTGAGAGCGTTGTGGGATATTCCAGATAAGTCAGTATATGTTCAGTCCAGTTCAAACTCTGCAGTCGATACCTTAACTGAACAGTTCCGGAAAACTTTCAATATGCATTTGAAGCGGTGCAGTTTAAGAGATGACCTTGAAACAACAGATAAGGAGACATCTGATAACACCAGAATAGAGGCCCAGTTGATAAAGGCTTTTTGTTATTATCTGGTATTCAATTGTGTGGAGACACAATTTGCTGCAGAGTTAAACGGTATGACTTTGGAACTGGATTCCAGAATAGATTTTGAAAAGGATCGTGGAGATAAAAAAGCCATCTTTATCAGTTCCGATTTGGATGAAAGAGAATTAATTAAATTTATGTTTAATGACTACGATATTAAACAGCTTGGGTTTTGCCTTAATACCAAACAAAACCACCAAGTTTATTTTATTTTTGATCCATTTCTTCTTTCTTTTAAGACTGTAGAGTTCAATGGTTTTAACTGGGATGATGAAGAGACGATCTTCACAAAATGTAACCATACGCAGGATGTTTATAAATCTTTATTCAATATAATCACAAAATTATTTACCCGGTTTGTATTATTAAAAAATGATCAAACGGCGTATCAAAGGTACACAGAAAGGTTGCAGGATTGGTTCACTATTATACAGTAGGTTCAGAGATGAAGAGGCGGCATAAAGATATCTACGCTAATGGATTGCCGGTATCAGATAATGAGTTGACAAGAAAACATGCAAGTAAAAAAGGTAAATGCAAGTTCTGGCGTTTCCATGAATGTGAAGAACATGAGTATTGCCTTTACGCAAAAAATAGAGTTATGTGCCACGCTGTGAATGATAAGTGTGTCTTTTGGGGTGAGCACATGGGTAACGATGGAACATTAAATTTAAACTCAGAGGAGCTATTATGGGACTAGAAAAAGGTGCAGTACCTATTACGGCAATAATGCCGCATTGTGAATTTCCGGACGGACCAATCAACGGAGCAGATATCCTGTTGCGATTAGAGAGACGGGCAAGGACATGTTACAAATCTGAAGGTAAAATAAAACCAGGGTCAGATATTACACTTATTAAGAAAATTCTAAAGCTGGGCCATATCAGTATTTTTGACCATATTCAATTATCTGTAAAAGCAATTTACGACAGATCCGCCAGTCACCAACAAGTTCGACATAGAGTAGGCGCGGCGTATGCCCAGGAAAGCCAGAGATATTGTAACTATGACAACCGTGGGTTACAAATAATTTATAATAAAGAGACATGTATGGGTGTAAGTCTGGATGAAATCAATGAATTCATCATTGATTCTTATCATGAATTCACTCAGTCAAACAGTTATGCATTGTCAAATTACCCAATGCGTAAAAAAGGGAAAGAGTGGCCAAAGAGACTGATCTATTGGTTGGAAGCAATTTTTGTGGCCAATATGAAGTATAAAGCTCTCATTGGTGAGAAAGTCAAAGCAGAAGACGCCAGATCAGTCCTACCGAACGCAACTAAAACAGAAGTGGACATCACTTACGATCTGACAGAATGGCGCCATGTATTTAGAGACCGTGCGTTAAACCAATTTGCTCAATGGCAGATCAGAGGTTGTATGCAACAAGCCTTAGTATGGTTTGCTTGTCAACTTCCAATAGTATTTGATGATTTGGTTATGGAATTAATGGGTAAGCCAGATCTAGTGGAACCACTTTTCATTAATGATGCGTGGTTGGTACAGATGTTTGAGCACGCAAATGTTCATCCGGAAACTGTAAAGATAGCATTCTAATGAAGTACGATAGGGTTGGTTTTGATATTGATGGGGTGTTCATCGGAACCTCCATCTTTATTCATGAAAAAATGAAGACAGAACGAGGTATTGATTTCAATTACAATGGTAGGTTGATGTTCAATGCGCCGATCGTGATAAACGCTTTTCGTAAGGGAGTGTTTGGTGATGGGCCAATTTATTATGATGCCTTATTGGTTGCCGAGTTCTGCGCGACACATAAGATTCATCTTGATTTTATAACTGGTAGGCACAAAAACATTTGTGTTGGGCTTGGTAATAGGATTTCAGAACGGTACCCAGATCTAAAATTCGATATAAGGTGTTTCCATGAACCTAATTACAATCCTAATGTGAAGGTTACTAAAGAAAAGTATTTCAGAGAGAATGGGTATCTGTATTGGTTGTACGTGGACGACGATTGGAGACTGGTCAGAAAGCACAGTATGTTTGAAGTAAAGCATATGTTATGGGTAGACAGGCAGGGTGCAATTGAAGGTTATGGCAGACCAGCTGACCCTATACCAACCATTAATGACTTAACCGAGTGTATTAAATTATTGGAGGCTTTTCGTGCTAAAAAAATTAATGTACCAAGTGCGCAGACAATTCTCGATCAACAAAAAAGATAAACACAAGATCAGGATTCTTCTCAGTTCTGATTTGAGTTCCGATAATATTGCTAATGATTGGGGTGTATTCGTGTTTTCAGACGTATTTCACAAACAACACGATAAAAACAGGATACTCAAAAAACTCTTAAATGATTTTAAACATTCTGTTTTTATGCCAATCCTAAAATCTTGTGATAAGTTGGAAAATATCAGAAGGGATGCCAAGTCACCCGGAAATCAAGTGATGTTTAGCGATTTGAAAGTGTTGGCGGACCATGAGATTGACGCCTACAATAAATCAAATGTGAACCCAATTACATTTGAGTCAGATCACAACACTTTTATTTACCGTGGTAGTATAAAGTGTAATTCGTGTGTGTCTCTTGGAGGGTTGTCGTATCGCCAGGTTGTATTGTTGACATTGTTAAATACTTTTAGGGTTAGTTCACTGAATGCTATTGCTGAACAGGATTACGCTGTGTCTCGCGGTTCTGTGGATAATACGATCGATTTGTTATCAATAAAGCTGAGGCAGCTTGAAAGTAGTATTAATACTAATTTTGAGAAGTTAATGGACTATAGATTGGAACAAACGGCCAATTCATCTACGTTTTTTAATCAAGATATAACCAGAAATGATGTTTGGTTTTTTGTGGATAAGGTCTGTAGGATCAGATACGGTGATTCGGCATTAGACTTAAACTTTACTTCAGGTTTAACGGAGGCATTTCGTGGTAAAATATGTGATATTTAACAAAGACTGGCGTTGTTTTAAACAGGGACAAAGATTTAACTTTAGCAAAGGGATCAATCTCATCGTAGGGGACAATGGTACCGGAAAAAGTTCGATCCTTCAGGCAATGAGATTTCACGCCAATTCAGATTTAATTGGGATTGAGCGTGAGAAAGATGTCGAAGTTCGAGCTTTTGATTTTGAATTGGATAATGTCCGGATAAATCCAATGAAAGATGCTGATGGCCAGGTCAGTTCCTTCCAGTTGAAAAGTGTATACCGCAGCCACGGTGTATCAAATTTCCATACATTGATGTTGCTTATGGAGTGCCAAAATACTTTGATGTTATTGGATGAACCAGACTCCGCGCTCAGTTTAAAATCTATCCCAAAACTGGTGGACTTATTCAGGACATTGGCTTCCAGAAATAACCAAGTTATTGCCGTAGTAAATCATCCAAATCTGATAACCGCGTTTCATACTGTTTTAAGTTTAGATCATGACGGAAAGCAAATCAGTTCAAGGGATTATGTATCATCATGTTTGTCTAAATAAATTTCTTGACATGTAAACAAAATAAATGTAAGTTTGATTATAGATCGGAGATTTTATGCCTTTAGTCGAACATAAATTTAACCAACCAGATATGCCAAAGACGGATATTCCATGTCCTGCTTGTGGCGCATTTTTGATGAACTACAACTTACCAGCACACAATATACAACAACAGCTTGCAGATGGAGTAAACAGCGTGACTGCTGAAAATTTAATCTGTAAAGGGTATGTATGTTCTTTTTGTGGTAAGATGTGGCGCAAAGAAAAAGATGCCAAAAAGTATGAGAAAAAAGATCCAGATTCCTTCAAATCTTACCGGATAAATTTTGATGAGATCAACACCATGCAGGATCTCAAACGGGCCTTGGAGTCAATGAACATATTGGTTGTGTTCGGTGAACAGGGGTCCAGTTCTTCATTCAAAGCACATAAAAACTTATTTGAGGAGATCGATGCCAAAGAGGCAATTCAAAAAGAAACGAAAATTAGTTGACAAACTATTAATATCATTACTGTGGCAATTTAAGATTATTGTAGATGGTGTAACTTGGTTTATATCAAAGAGTATAAACTTGCACCCGTGGGCCGGTGTTGCTGCAGCTTTGTTGGTTGTGTTCTCAATTGTCGTGCTTTTTGTAGTAGCGTTTAGAGTAGCACTGGCAATTTTATTTGGCAATACAGAAGTGGCTTTGATCGCTGCCTGTATATTCGCCGTCATAATCACTTTTAATTTTCTCAACTGGGGGAGGAGGCTAAATGCCAGAGATAAAGACAATTAATGTTAAAGGCAAAGAAGTAACTGTCATCCGTAAAATCAATTTTAACAGCGTGTCTTTTGTTAAGGACCCGCCTGACAAAAATTGCCGTATCCGAAGAAACAACATACAGAAGGTTGCTTCGGCCAGATAGGAGTCGATATGTTAACCTGTATTCACTGTGGTAAAGAAGCTGTTAGTGGAAATGTCCTGGACAATGGTATGGTTGAACCTGATGAGTGTATTGATTGTAAATCTAAGAGATTAAGGGGCAATTTAATTAATTATGGACAATATGCTTTACAGAGTAGGCTTAAAAGTAGGGAACTTAAAAGGTCTAAAAACAATTTTAAAATATGGAAAAATTGTTTTTTTAATGATACAAAATAAACCTAATTGGGATTATCGTGATCCGGAAACTTGGACTTTTACTTGTCATATTTGCAAGAAGTCAAGACCGAATGCGAAGATTTCTGTCCAAGTATGGAACACCGGTTTAGACTATGGTCTGCCGGCTGAGAGCGTTAGGACCAATGTAAGATATTGTAACGATAATAAATTATGTGCAGACGCCGCAAAAAACATAGAACCAAGGAAACTCGGGTTGCCTTAGAAACCTGTGATAATTGTTTAGGGTATTATCCAGACGAACTTACTAAATGCGCATGTGGTAAATTTTGTCCCAATTGCCGTAAACTTTTTTCAGTACACACCAAAGCAAGCTGTTTACATAGCTTAGACATGCAGGCAGAAGCTGACGCTTCTTGGTTTGACTGGGCGGAGGAGTACTGACGAAAAGGAGGAATCGTGAAAGGGACACTCGAAGCTATCACAGGTAACATGTTTTCTGGAAAGACCGAGGATCTGATCAAGAGACTTAATCTGGCCCTTATAGCCAGGAAAAAAGTATCCGCATATAAGCATAAGCATGATACGCGGTACAGTGAATCCACCTTGGCGTCCCATGGTGGACAAACACTTTCTTGTAAATTGGTGTGTAATTCACAATCCATACTGGATGATTTGTATAAAACAAACAGAATTCCGGATGTGATTGGTATTGATGAAGGTAATTTTTTTGACGATAAACTACCAGAAGTGGTGGATATTCTTGTTAATAAGCACATGTGTAGAGTTATAGTGTCTGGGTTAAACCAGAACTATAAAGGTGAACCATTTGGACCTATGCCGGCCATTATGGCCATGGCAGATGATGTTCAACTATTGTTTGCTGTTTGCAGCATATGCGGAGCAAAAGCGACAAAATCCCAACGAATTGTTGAGGACTCTGCTGAAATTTTACCTGGTGGTAAAGAGTCATACGAACCCAGGTGCAGAGATCACCACACTACAGTCATGTGGCCAAAGCAAGGATGTCTTTTTAACAAGGAGAAAAAATGAGAGAATTCAAAACAATTGTTTCCGATCTATATAAAACTGGCGTGTTCGTAGAACTGCCGTTTGATCAACACGATTTTGCCAGGTCATTAAACAACATGACACTGCAGCCCAACTTTTTAATCTTGTGGTCAAAGATGGAGCAATGGCAAAAAACTTCGCCAACTAAAGGCGCAGTAATGGATGACTTGATTGCCGTGTCGTTTATGTACTATTTGTACATAATGGTGGAATATGACCTTAAACAACTGGAGGAATGGCCAGATAAGGTTATGGAAATGATGTTTTTTGTTTATAGTGGAGGGTTCACTGTAGGCAATGGCATAAGTATTGTAAAGATAGAAAACCCTAACATCACGCAATTTAGGAAACAAAACCGTGAAGCTGGACAGAGACAATCTTAAAAAGGTATTTGTAATTGATGCCGAACAGAAAAAACAATACGAGGAACAATATAAAGCTCTTGAGTATTGGAAAAAATCTGTTGAGGTTGGTGATTACATCACTTCATCAATTATTATTACTAGGATTGTGCCTAATGTTACCATTCCAATCTTTGGTAAAGTCATCAAGGACTATGAGGCTTTTATCAAAGTGGAGACTTATTGGCCAGGTTATACTGACCCATTGAGTGTCATCATACCAAGGGCGTTCATTGATTGTAAGATCAATGAGAATATCTTTGCAGAAGTACAGAAGACTGATTATATATTAGATCCTGGATCAGATGCAGCGATCCGGATGTACGAATTAATGAAGTTTTACAGTAACCCACATTATTGCGTTGATTACAAAGGGAATGGGATGTAATCATGCCACTTCGACCAGGGATGGAATCCCGTAAGGTTAAAAAACCCCTCATACAAAAAGTAAAAAGAAAACAAGATCCAAAGGCCAAACAGGCCCAGAGAAAAAAGAATAAAACTGCTAAGAAATCTAGGAAGAAAAATCGTTAGAGCGTTGCGGATTGTTGTTCGACAGGTGTAGGTACTACCGGCATTGTTGCTGGTACCTCATCCTCATCAGAAGTATCTTCATCTGATTCTGGTGTTTCTTGTTGTTCGCCCAGTTTGGCTTGTTTTTCGGCTTCCTCTTTTTCTTTTTTAAGCATTGCCAACCGGTCCATATGAAGTTTTAAGGTAATAGCAATAGCGTCAGCACATCCTTGGACTTTATGGCCATGGTAATGGATCACATTATTACAGCTGATATTGCGCAACTGTTGCTGTATTTCTTCTGTAGGGGCGCCGTATCTTAAAGACAAGGATACCATTCTTGATACTGCTTCGCCTTGAGCAGCTGGACATGACCCACCCTTACCCAAAGTGGTTAACACTTCTACCAGATTACCGTTCTGATCATCATTCAATGTTATATAGATATTTCCGCATCTTGTTTTTAATTTTCTGGTGTAGCCTTTATAGATATCAGGTCTATCCATTCGGTTTATCTCCTTTTAAATATTCATCTTTAGTGGTTTTGGTATCACAGAATTCAAAAGATCTGGGTGACATGGCAATATGGTCTATATCTATCCTGGTGGCCACCAGAACTTTTTTACCATTCATGGTCCGTCTTTCGAATTTTGGCTGCCCAACCAGGTTAACTTTGAATGCTTGATTAAAAACTTCAGCACTGGCGTAAAGTGCTTTGTTTTGCATTTCTTTTGTAATGGTCAAGACTGCTTTCAAACTTTCAGTCAACTTGGCGGTGCCTACCGGATCTTTCTGCGATAGGGCGAATTTTAATGGTATCTCACGGCCGATTTCATGGTCAACCGCACCTTTCTCTACCATTGAATAAAAACCTTCCCCAGAATTGTCTTTCAACTTATCATAAATGATTATTGGGTAGGTTGTGAAAACTATTGAAGTGCTCATGCATTACCTCTGGTTTCAAGTTCTCTGGACCAACCAGTCCAGAACAGGTTCCATCGTTTGTCATATTCGAATAAGGCGTCTTTAATATTTTGGTGAATTTTTTGTGGATCATCTGAGTTGGCATCCACTTTTATAACCAGGCGACCATCTTCCCTGGAGGCTCGGTCCATTTCATAAAAATATCGATCATCTAATTGTCGAAGGTATGGAATCCAAATATCCGGATCACATTTCTTTTCTGCTTTTCTGGCCCTTTCTTTGATCCTTTCATAACAGATCTCAACACTGGCTTGTAAAAACACAAATGTCATCCAACGCTCAACAGCATTACGCTTCCTTTTATTGAGTGCGCTGTATGCGCGGTAACCTAATTCGGAAATGTTACCAGCACGATAATGGCACCAGGCAAAAACATCGTCACCACGTCTTGATCGATCAATAATTGACCCTTGTCCAGTAGCTGCAGTATGATCGATAGCACCTTCTTCGATCCCATCTCTGCACCCAAGTGTGAAATATTGGAACTCTAAGGCATACCGTTTCATATTCGTGTAGAATAGGTCCAAGTATTTGATGAAATCCGGATTGGTGTCTGCCGGTTCCTCAAATAATTTGAACCCAAAATTCTCAGCAGCTATTCTGGCTTGTGTGGATTTTGTTGCGCCAATGATACCTTCGAAACAAACGATCATAAAGAACCCCCTTTATAGAATGTTAAAATAAAATTATTTACCGACAGTGTTTTCAGTGATCCATTTGGAGAGATGTTCTTTATTAAACCGTAAGAGTTGTCCTATTTTTGTGTAAGGGATTTTCTTTCTGGAAACTAAAGAATATAAATGAGTCTTTTTTATCTGCAGAAACGCAGCTGTTTGGTCTGGCGTTAATAAGTTCATCGTATCTCCTTATGCATAACGATGAACTATACTCAGGTATTTTCTATTGTCAAATAAAAAGTAATAGAATGTAATGAAAAGTTTTTAGTTCAATTCTTTTAGGTGGTTACACTCTTCACACCATTCAGCGACAGGGTACTTTTTGAATGCCAATCTGTTGCATTTTGGGCAGGCAATTGGGGATACATTTAGGTGGCCTTCCAGTTCCGCGATGTTTCTCATCATCTCTGTGACTTTTGATACATCACCTGCAGCCCTGGCGCGTTGGGCGCCTGATTTAGACCCACTGATCTTTCTGATCAATTTATTACGGTAGTTTCTGATAATGGTAGGTTCTTCGTGCATAATCCGCCTATAAATTTATGTGTCTATCTTTATCTCTATCGATAACGAGTTGCTTCAGATGAACCTTAAGGTCAGTATTTTTTAACTTAATTTCTGTCCGAATGCAATCATTTATCAGTCCGGGTAAGGTCACAAAATATACTTTTTTAATGGCTCGACCAATGGCTGTGTAGATTAGATTGTTTGAAAACATTCCATAAGAGTTGTCCGGAAACAGAATAATAATTACTTCCGCTTGGTCGCCTTGCATTTTGTGAACAGTTGATGAATAGGCCAAAGATGTATATTTCAAATTATAAGGTACTTCCTCATCAGTTTTTACAAACTGGATCGGCTTTTCCATAAATGAAAATTCAACAAACACAGAGTCATTACTGGAGTCTATGACAATACCGACATCACCATTGCTGACATTGTGGTAATTTCTAAGGTTCATCAAAGGGTCACCGATCCGGATGTGATTCTCACCGATGTCTTGTAATAGGGTTTGCTGACCATCTGGATTCAAGATATTCTGCAAAATCCCATTCAAGTTATAAGTCCCGAGTTCTCGTTTTTTAGTTGGGGAGATCAGGACAAACTTACCTGGTTCATAACCTTCATCCAACTCTGATTTTATAATTTTGTGAATTTCACTCAATATGTGTCCAGGATTGTCGGCCGGAATGGTGACAACATTTTGAGTGTATTCGATTGGGTCAAAATGTTCTCTGGCTTCCACTCCGTGCATCAGGCTCAAGATTTCAGATACATCTGTCCTGTGTGATTTTTTCAACTCAATTCCGGTTGGGTACCCACTATTTACCATATCAAAGAAAGGAGATCCTTGACCCATGGGGAGTAACTGGTTTTTATCTCCAACCAGTATAATCTTTGTTTCAGGTGCCAAGGCCTGGCAAACATGGTACAACAATTCTGAATCGACCATGGAGGCCTCATCAATTATACATAGATCATATCTGTCAAAAGATTCATCTGAGTAATGGAAAGTCACACCATCCCAACCAAGTTTATGGTGAATGGTATTGGCCTCTACATTCATAACTCTATCCCGTAGTACGGCTGCAGCTTTACCGGTAGGAGCCATTAAAAGAATATCAGCCGGTACGGTATCGCATATTGTTTTGATGGCATGAGTTTTACCAACCCCGGCTCCGCCTGTAATAATAAAACTTTCATCAGAATTTAAGTACTGATCAAGTTCTTTGTTGCCAGTATCGGCGTTAAAACTGTTACACTTTTGATTAAAAAATCTTTCACAGATGGTCCTTTCCCAAAGGTGGGAACCATTAAAGTATACTTTGTTCCCATTGATATGGACCCGTTTGAATTTTTTAACTTCTCCAAGGTGTCTGTAAAGTTCCGGAAACAATCTTTTAAATCTCTGGTGGATCTCATACATATCCATCCAGATATGACCCTCACTTTCGATCGTCTGCTTTACAACAGAATCAAAAGCGGCAGCAATCCTTGCGGTTGGATTGGTGTTATAATTTCTGATCAGTTTGTCCAGATAAGAAAACTGCATTAAATCAAAGTAGTGGATATCATAAATATTACTTTCACTAAGCGTATAGTCAGTTGGTAAATTTTGTACAATTTTCTTTGCTATTTCAGAGTGAACACCAAGTTTTGTCAGTAAGGCATAATTATGTCCATAGTTGGTAAAGGGGTAAGTCCCAATCGCTTGAAGTAAAGCGATACCTTTTTCTTTACCATAGATCTGCTGCAGCTTTTCTAATACTTCTGGCATTACTTTCGGGTAACTATCCAGGCCTTTATTGACAGCTTGTTCATACACATGCATGGCAAAATGTTGACCAAAATCTGTCGGTAATTTGACGCCTGTTTTCTGATTGTGGACTGAAATAAATTGTTCCAGAATTCCACGAGCTTGATCAACTGGAAGTAGGCAAGTGAAAGATAATTGGTCACCGTAATTTTTATCTGTTTCTGGCATCCCTTCTATATAGTAACTCTCATGTGGGTATAGGTCTAAATCTGTACTACCTACAGCTTTGAATCCGCCAAAGCCAAGTACATGCCAGTCTGATTTTCTTGCGTTGTCGCGTCCGGAATAAACAACTCGTTTAAGAGTCGCCTCCCCCTTGTACATCTCTCCGATCTTGGTAAGCCTTGAAGTAATCATGTTTTTCCCTCTTTAATGAAATGGATAAAAATTGTTCACCGTTGATATCAAATGTGTCGAGTTGCATTCCTGGGAAAGATTTATGAAAATCAAGGATATCCATATCTTTGTTTCTGGCTAACCTTTTTAAAATCTGTTCTTCGCTGTAACCCAACGTAATTCCAGTATCAACTATATCTTTAATGGTATAAGTGACAAACCTTTTGGCGTATCTGCGTGTTTTGTTTAACTCAGACAATATCTCTCTAATGATATTCATCCCCTACTCCTTACATGGTAATTTGTAATCATCCGGAAGGTGTCCATGTTGGACAAAGTACAGGTTATTTAAAAATCCATTCAGGTCCATGTCAAGGATTGCACATAATCTGATAACAGTGGCGAAGCCTGGCATAAGTTTTCCAGTTTCTAAGAGGCTGTAAGTTCTTGGAGAAATATCTAATCTCTCTGCCATCTCATACTGCTTCTTATCTTTTGCTTTTCTGTGTCTGCGCAGGTACCCAGAGAAGACAGTCTTTATCGTTTCATCTCTGGCGCATGTTTCTTTCTTTGGATTTTTAAGTGCTTGCGGCATATGTAACCTATATCATTCATTTTACTTTTAAGGTTACATTAATTTTGTTTACATGTCAAGAAAAAATTAAGACTATGTTTTAGACTTCATTCTCTTTTTTAAGTGGCGGATATGGCTGGTCAAGGCCCAGTAGGATCGGCCTAGCTGATTAGCAAGCCGGTACATTGGTGTGTTGTATTTGAACCTGTCTTCATCGGAGACCTTACCACCACTTTTTTTAAGGTGGCGCATATGTGCAACATGTTTGCTCCAGTTTTCCTCGTTCTTTTTGAGAGTTCCAAGGATCATCTGGTCGTCAAGTTGTGTCCATGGGCGTTTGTCCGGACTGGCCAACCCTTCTTTTTGATTAATATCCTTTAACCATTTTCGAGAGCGAGCTATCTCGTTCTTGCTGTGCTTGTGGTAAAATCGTTTTTTGGCATCATTTTTTGTATCCATACTTATATTGATATAATACTCAATCCTATATATCAAGAAAAAATTGACAAAACGGAAAATTAATAATATTACTATTAATAAGGAGGAAATTCTTATGTCATGTAGATACAAATTACCAGGTGGTACACTGTGCGGTGAGCCTACAGTAGAGGGCGCAACATATTGTATGGCACATTACGCAGGTTACGAAACGGTTAATGTAGAGTCAGAAGATGATGTTGAGGATGCAGTTGACTATATGCACGGTACTGAAGGCGAAGACGGTTGTGGAGAGGGTGACAGAAGGCGTATAACCCCAGAACGGTTTGAATCGTTCCACGATAGAATGGCTAATGAACACATCAGGGCAGATGAATTTATGACTGATGTAAAATACCTGAAGACAATCCGGGAATTGGTTCTTCATTCAAACATGAGCGATTCAGACAAATTGCACAAAATGATGGCTCTTACTCAACAGATATCTGCCACAAAAAGTAAACAGTTCCAGACGGACAGGGTTAAAAAGCAATACTTATCAGCAGCAGACTTGTCCAGTATCTTGATGCAAGTGTTGGCTGTACTTAGTAAACATGTCAAAGACGAGCACCTGGTAACTCTGATCAAAGAGGATCTGGAAAGAATTACCTACAAAGATACAAAATTATTAGTGTTCGGATGATATGGGCCTATCAGTTAAGAGTAATTCGCACAATGCGATACACGAACATATTCAGAAAAATAGGTCCAATCCTTTTGAAAATGTCAGCATAAATTTGCAGAGCATTGTAGAAAAGGAAAACAACAAATCCATAGTTGCTGACTCAATCAAGAACAGCATCGACACTTTAGATCCAAACTACCGTGAAAAACAGGAACGAGAGATCCTTCCAATTGAAGAATGGATTGACAGTTATCAACATGTTGGCCCATTAATCTATGATTTGTGGCCATCTATCTGTGACGACATTATAAATATTTTTAAGGACCCTTTGCGGTATACTGAGATTCTGGTAACTGGTGCGATCGGAATTGGTAAAACATCTTTGGATGTTTTTATTTTGTCCAGAATGGTTTATGAATTGTCGTGTATGATGAATCCGGCATTGTTTCTGCGTCAGATGCGTTTTTCAACTATCTCATTTGCCTTATTCTCCATTAATAAAAGAAAATGTGAGAAGACAATTTTTAAAGATGTCTTTGCTTATATTAAAACAGTTCCATATTATAGGGAAATGTTTAAATGGAATCCTGAACTTTTAAAAGAGGTTCAATTTCCAAAAGGTCTCAATGTTGTTCCGATCCCTACTAATGCAGATGCATTGGCATCATTGAACCCTATCTTAATCATCATGGACGAAGTAAATCTATGGGAACAAGTTGAGGCCTCAAAAAAGGTCCGTGGACTAAGCGAGGCGTACAACGCAGCAAAATCTGTATATGATGAAGCCAAGAGTAGGCAAGTGTCTCGTTTCTTCAAAAATGGTGTGAAACGGGCCAAGTTATTATTGTCTTGTCAGAGAGTTTATCCGGATTCATTTCTGGAAGATATTATAAAGGACGCCGAAGATAAAGGGCGAATTGGAAAAGATGTTTATTTGATTGATCGGTCTCAATGGGAAGCCCAGCCAAAAGGAACTTTCAGTGAAAAAACTTTTCGTGTTGAGATTGGTACAGAATATAAGAATTCAAGAATACTTAAAGGCGATGAGAAAGATGTCAATCAGAAGAATGTTATCGATGTGCCGATCGATTTCCTAGATCTATTCGAAACAGATATTGATAAAAACATCCGTAATATTGCTGGTAAACATGTTCTTTCAATTAAGCCACTCTTTAGAGATAAAACTAAAATCGGTAAAGCGATCCGTAATATAGACGATCTGTGGCCAGCTTACACTATTACACACCCAGCCAGAGCAGACTCTGTTGATTTCAGAAGGCAGTTTGAATTCAAAAGGGACATGCTGATCAATCCGGATTTGGAAAGACCTCAGCCTAGAATTAACCCAGAGAAACCGAGATTTATCCATATCGATTTAGGTGCCACTGGAGATGCCTGCGGATTTGCCATGTCTCACATTTATAAGAAAGTGGTAGTCCATCGGTATGATGATAAGTCTAAAACAATTGTAAAAGAATTGGATAATTTTTATTATGTAGATTTCTTTCAACAAATAACGCCCCCACCTGGCGGAGAAATCGATTTTGCCATGGTTAGAAATATTATTTATGAGTTAGCTGGTATGGGATTTTACATACCGTTTGTCTCATATGATACCTGGCAATCAAGAGAGAGTCGCCAGAGATTAATAGAGCAAGGGTATGCGTGCGAGTTCCTTTCTGTGGATAAGACAGATGAGCAGTACATGTACCTGAAAGACACTTTTACTGAAGAAAGGATTTCTTTATACGATTCGGATCATTTAATGGAAATACAAAAGCTCGAACGAGACCCACGTACTGGAAAGGTTGACCACTTGAGGGGGTTCAAAAAAGATGTGGCTGACGCCATTTGTGGGTCCGTTTGGGATGCTAAATGTTATGGAGATTACTATGATACGGCGGATAAAGAAATGGATTGTAGGGCCTGGTAATGCCAAGACGAACTAAAAAAGAAAAACCTAATTTGGAAAAAGTCTCCCAGGAGACAAAGCCAAATCCACCAAAGATAATAAATATAGAGGATGAACTGAGACAACTATCAGATCTGCCTGAGAGCAAGATTGAGAACCAACCGTTTAGGTGTAGAGTGTGTAAACACCTCACCGCTAAGGCAATCATCTTGGGATGTGAACAGAAGTGCTCTAAACTGAATTCAAAGGACTTTAAGTATGATGACTTGTTCAATGGCTTTATTTTTGATAAGAACCTTAGTCCACATGTGTTAAACCAGTGTGCCGTATGTGGTGAAGACATGTTACCACAAATAGGAGCAGTAAAACCAGTTATATGCAAGTTCTGTAAAATTAGCCTTTCTGAGAAAAATTCAGCTAAGAACTATAAATCCTGAGTTTCAAATAAAAATTCTTGCCTTTGTCAATTTCATTAGTTATATAAAAATGATATCATAAATTATTCACATAGGGGATAATGTATGCCAGACTACCCTATCAGTAATATAGTCACGGCTAAAATAATTGGCCAGGAAGAGGACTATATACCAGGTAAACATCCTGGCTCACAACAAATAGAAGATCCCTTTGCTGGGGTTGGGGCAATAGCAGGTGTTAAAATATTAGAACCAGAAGCAGATCCAACATTGTGGATTGATATGTTGACTGCCAACACTAGGTTAAATTCTATCACCAGGGCAATTGCCCGTATGACCGTTGGGCTTGGGTACGATATTGTTCAGAAGATTCCGGACTGGGAAAAAGGTAAGATAAACGAAGAGTTACTTCTGTGGGAACACCAGAGGGTGGCGGAATTGTTTGCCAACCCAAATGGAGAGTACTCTACTACTGAGTTATTTTTCAGGTCTATGTATGACGAGCAAGCGATTGGAAACTCGTTCATAGAAGTTGTTCCACAAAACAAATTGTCTTCATCCGGGTTGGCAGATGTAGCAGGAATACGACATGCGCCTGGACATACTATCAGAAAGACAAAAGATGATCCTGGGTTTGTTCAAGTTAGAAGTGGTCGTTACGCATTTTTCAAAATGTTCAGTGACGAAAGAGTATTTAGCGTTCAGTCCGGCCAAGAAGAAGTTTTGACAGATCCTACAAAACGCGCCAACGAGATGATCCACTTCCATAGTTACAGCCCTTTTGATGATCACTATGGAGTACCAAAATATGTAGCCTCAACCAATGCTATTGCTGGTAACAGGTTACAAGGTAGTTGGAATGTGAAGTTCATTCAGAACAATGCTCATGTTCCTTATGCTGTTATCGTAGAAAACGGGACATTGGATAATCGTTCAATGCAATACATTGAAACTTTTATCAATAAGAGAAGCAAAGGTCCGGATAATTCTGGTCGTCTTCTTTTGTTACAAGGTGCAATTTCAAAAGGTTCACCAAAAGCCGATCCTGTTACAATTCGATTGGTACCTCTCAATATAGGTAACCAAGAGGATGCGTCATTTCTCAGATACAGGGAGGCTAATGATGAAGAAATTAGAGAGGCCTTCAATTTCAGTCTCGTCAACTTGGGTACAACTAAAGATGTCAATAAAGCGGTTGCTATCATTACTCGCAGAATTACTATTGAGCAAATAATTGAACCGGAAGCAGCTAATAAAGAAGAAGAGATATTCAATACCATCATTAAAAGGTTGGGCGTCAAGTATACCAGGATCAGATTCAGAAGACCACAGACAATTGATTATCTTGAAGCATCTAATGTCATTGAAAAGTTGGCCAAGTCTGGCGCATTCGGTATAAATGATATCCGGAGATATGCGTCTGAGCAATTGGGTTTCAATTTTGATGAGAAGCCTGGTGGTATCTATAACATTCCATTTAAAATTTTAGATTTTCTAGCGAAATATTTAAAAGAATTCGGGGGCGAATAATGTCAAATTTTGATCTCTTGAATAAACATATTCGTATTCACAATCAGTTCCAAAAATCAAAAGACCCTTCATTGGTAAAAGAGCACCAGGTGATCAGGGAGTTGATGGAAAAGGAAGGATTTATCCATGATCCACAGGATGAATTGGACGAATTGTGTAATGCTGAAAGTATGCCTGAAAAAAATATGGAAATGAATAAACTCAGTTTAAGTAAGTTGAGTCATTCCCATTTATTAGCACACCACTTCTGGCATGGTGCATCCCCGATGAATTGGACCAAGAAAGACATAGCCAAATTCCATACTGATATTGTGACAGAATTAGAAAAGCGTGGATCTTCACACAAAAATGTTGATACCTTAGATTTAACCAAAGAACATCACGATCCGGATGAAGATAAAAATAAACAAGAGAAATCTACTATAAACCTAAGCGAAGTCCTCTCTTGTTTAACCGGAGACTTTAAAGTTCATAAGGATTATGTTTGTTTGGTTGGCGATCTGGTGAAAAGTGGAGAATCCAAAAAAGGATTGGATATTTGGATAAAGGGTGAAGATCTTCCTGCAGATGTAAAATCTATTTTGGAATACAGGATAACGAAAGCCTTACCACCTTCTGTTCAAAGTAAAGTAAATTTTATTTATGATCAGACAAGTTTTGAGAAAAGCAACACTTATGTCCCTTTGTTTGACATGGCATTTATACGGACAAACCAAGAGAACAAATCTGTCGAACTGCAGGCAGACGAATTTGATACTTTAAAACGATTCATCACACCGGAAGCATATGAGAAAAGCGTTACATTAAAAGATGGGATGCACGCACCAGATGCGGTGTATAAAGATGAAAACAGGCAGCTAATGGACGCCGTGGTTGAGTACTTCACCGGTGACGATATTGCAAAAGGTATTTTTGTTTCCAAAAAAGTCGATGGGATTCTTGTAAAATTTTCTTATATTAATGGTAATACTACCATTTTTTCAGAAGATGGATTGAATGTTACTCATCGGTTTGGCAAAGTGGTCAAGGATTTAAAATCGGTATGTGAGGAGCGCGGTATCAATAAATTTGTTGGTGAAGGTTTCATCGATTTTTGGGAAAAGAAATCAAGAAGTCATATGCACAAAGATTTCACCAAGAATTATGCAAAAGGCGAAGACACGCCAGACGATACTGGCGCAGTATTGTCGGTCTTCAATGTATTAGATCTTGTGCAAAACAAAACAGCATATGAAGGTTTAGCCAGCAAGAGTGAGGATATTCGGCAGAATGTTTTACAACTTTTAGAATTGCCTTCATCTGATATAAACCCACCTGCGGAAAAATCGATTAATTACCTACCAGTCCATAAAGTGGATACCGAAAAAGATTTGATATCTACTGGAAAACGGTTGGCAAAGTTGTGTGGATCTGAAGGTGCAATCTTCCGGAAAACTGATTCAACCTATGGAGAGGATGGGTCAAGTTGCCAGGTAAATAATACTACAGTATTGGCTGTGAAGGTACTGGAAGTTAAGTCAATTAATGATGAGTATTCCAGGTATACTTTTTCAGATGATGGGATCAACCCGTCTGGCATCACTAATAAAACAAAGGTAGTGGCAGATAAGAAAGATATCATTGAAATTGAAGTTGAAAAAATTAATAATGTCGTTACCAATAAAGTCCATAAATTATTCTATGAAAATCCGAGAGTCTTAAAAAAGTTAGACAGAGATAAACCAGATACATCTTCAGCTATTATTGGCAAGTCCAAGCGGGACAAAACATATAACGAAAAACAAATCACAAACGGGAAAGCCAATTACACGTTGAAGTCTAACAGTGTATATGAGTCTTATTTCCCACAAACTTTATTAAAATTAAATGGCCATTTGGAATCCATGGGATTTGATAAAGACACCACAATTAAATTCCAGAAATTTAATGAGGATGAAAATTCAGAGATCGTTATTGTGGAAGGTATGGATGTGACAGAAAACTTCCGTCTAACAAAAGATGGTTTTTCAGACGCACTGAAACCAATGCCAAGTAACAGTGAGATCGCTATCCAATTGGACCAAGATGTTAACCCAAAGGTGGAGGAGCCTACAGCTGAGTTCACGGATGAACTGAGTGACGCAATCATTGCTATGGCTGTTAAGTCAAATGAGTCTTTGAGCTTGTTGCGCAAAGGCCGTATGGCCAAAGGGTTAGAAAATTTCCCTGATATAGCTATACTTCCTGAAGACCTTAAGACTGTGAACGAGGGTGGTGTAGATTACGCATACAGTTCAGAAGGTGATTTTAAAGTTGCCATAGATTACAAAAAAGAAATCGATAAAGATATGGCTGTCAAACGGTCATCTGTCGATCGTATAATTTGGGATGGGGTAGAGAAGTATTACCAGTACGAATTTGGCCCATGCACCATTTGCAAAAACATTTATATGGTTTCTCCAGAACCTGGTAAAAAATACCAATTTGTTGCCCAGTATCATGCCAGAGGTAAATCGATTCACAACGATATCCGGATGGAAACCAATGGTAAAAATTTAATCGGTTGGACACTTAATACTCAGATTGCCGGTGCAGTAAAAGAACCAATCACAAAATTATCCAAATTGAAAGAGATCATTAAAGGTGGCCATAAGTTTAATAAAATAGATTTTAATAATGGCGCCTGGGTAAAACGGAGAACTGTCAAAGGTGATCCACTTGATGCAGAGATTATGTGTGAGAAGAAACCGGAAATTCCACATGCCTGGTTAACTGTAGAAGGGGATGATTTTAATGCCGGTAGTACAAAGAACAATCCGGCCGTGTTTGCCATAGCAGATAAAGGAAATGTTGAGTATCTTGCACAAAAGAATGTTGCTCACGAGTATATGTTTGCTGGTAAAGGTTTAAATTATAGAGTCCTGTTTAGACGCCTTGGAACAGAAGCATTTAAGTTTTTAATTAAAAACAGATCTTTGATGGATAGTATCCAAAAAAGGATTATGGATGACGATCTTGATGAGTACATTGTTAGTACAGCTAAAGCAAAAGAGTTGCCTGCTGCTGAACAAAATGACTTACGTGGCGACTATGCTTGGTTGGTAATTAAACCAAAAGAACAAAGTCCGTATGTATTGTCTTCCAGAGCCAAGTCTAAAGGATGGGTACCAGACCACGGAGTATCAGCATTGCCTTCTAAAATAGAGAAGAAAGTTCCAGACAGATTCAAGTACTGGAATATTGAAGACGCCAGTGAGAGAAAGTCCACACGCGACGCTTTATTAGAAGCCATCCAAAACAAGGAAGTTACCCTCCCAAAATAAATTGTTGACAATTGCAATCACTCGAATTAAAAAAGATTTGACAATTTTGACATCAAATTCTATATCTGTTAGTATGAATTTGAAAAAATGATATCATATTTTTATGACAAAACGGGTGCCATATGGGATACTTTAATAATGTCGAATTCAAGATAGAGGTACCGTTCCAAAAGAGCGCAATCCTCAAAGAAAGTCGTGAATTCGAGGGAGAAGGTTTTCCGGAAGATTTGCCCCCAGGTTCAAGAGTAATTGAAGGGTATGCTTCGACAAAAGATCTCGACTACCAAGACGACATCGTAACCGAAAAAGCCCTTAATAAAATCGTTGAATTCCTTAAAACAAACCGTACAATGCTCCATAATCACGATCTTGATAATGCCATTGGTCGGGTTGTTGATACAAAATTGACTGATGAAGGTGCTTGGATCAAGGGTTTAATCTCTTCCACAGAGGATAAAATTTGGACCAAGGTTCAGGAAGGAATCCTCAACAAGTTTTCAATCGCTGGTAAGATCACAAAAGCTGAAGAAGTTTGGGATGCGACTGCTAAAAAATATGTCCGTCACATTCTTGATTTGGAAATTTACGAAGTTTCTCTGGTAAGTGTTCCTGCCAATGCCAAAGCTCGCGCAATCAAGTATTACATTGTTAAATCACTTGACGATCATGTGAAAGATAATTATAGAAAAACAAATTCACCAGTCGAATTCGTGAGTCCAATCGTAAAATTTAAAGAAAATGAAAATGGTGGTTTGGACATTACTACCTGGTCAACTGCAGACAAATCAGAAATTTCTGCAGCTACCAAATTTGTAATGGAAAAATCCAACAATATGAACGGATGTCCAATACTGTTTAAGAACAGTGTAATTGGTAAAGTCAATAATATCGTCTCCAAAGGCGATGGGTTCGGAATTGAGGCTACCATTTCGAGAACAGAAACAGAAGCTGTTCAAAAGGTTCAAGAAAGAATTTTGACTTCCGTTGGTATTAACAGTAATCTGGTTGTTCAAAAGAACCTCACTTCTGACGAAAGCGAACTTGTGAACTTCTTGGCAGATGGTATTGAGTTACGTTCAGTGCCTCTGACTAAGGCGCAGATGCTTGACGCCACAATTAGGAAACAATTCGATATAAGTAAGTTTAATAAAGGAGACGATTCTATGAAAAAGGAAGAATTACAGAAAAAATTAAACACTCTCCTAAAGGAATACAACGACACGTCAGGCGAAAACCTGCAGCTTGTTGACAAGGGAGAGGGAGGAGATTCCTCAAAAGGATGTGACGATCCTGAAAACAAAGAGGATAAAACCCAAACACCACCAGCCGAAGGTGATGGTGGAGCTTCTAAAGCGGAAGGCGAAGGCCAACCACCTGAAGAAGATCCCAACAAAAAACCCGAAGAAGAGGAAGGCGGCATGAAAGAATTATCCACAAAAATGGATAATATGATCGAAGCCGTTAACAATTTAGCAGCCACTTTGGCAGGTAAAGCAGCCAGCGAAGAAGGTGACGATGGTGATGGTGATGGTGAAACACCTCCAGCAGAACCACCTGCACCAGCCGAAGCTGACAAAAATAAAACTTCAGATGCCCAGAAAAGCATTGAAGCAAAAGTTGAAGCGTTGACCAAAACTGTTACAGACGCACTATCCAAATTCAATGGTGGGTCAAGTAGCAGTAAAGAGCAATCTCCACTGGAAAAGAAATTAGCGACATTGGAAAAAGGTATCGCTGAGATTCAAAAACTTTCTGGCGTTTCCCAGGTTCAGAAAGGTAACGAATCCGGAACTACCATTCCCAATTCACCCGAAGATGTAACCACTGCAAAACCGACTGGCGGAAAGAAAGAAGGTGAGTCCACGGCAATCTCCGATCAAGACTTTGACGCTTTTGGCGGTTTACTGCTTGGAAAATACGGAAAAGCTGAAGACAAAAAGTAAGTCCGTATAGGGTTTAACTCAGGCAAAAAAGTAAATAACATATTATTGGAGGAAAAGATGTCAATAGGACAAAATCAAGAAACCATTCAGAAGACCTTAGAGTCCAGCGCACTGTTTTCCGGTGGTGAACTTCAGCCGAAACAGTTCGACAAATTTGTAGAAAATGTTAAAGCCCTGTCCAACATGATCAAATATATCAGAACGGTCAAGATGGATAGAGCCAAAATGGAAATCGACAAACTGAACATTTCAGAACCGATCACCAGATCTGCCTCTGAAAATGTTCCGCCAGTTTGGGCAGAAGGGTCCAGTCCCCTGTTCAGCAAATTGGAACTTTCCACCAACAAGATTACCAGTTTCTGGTCAATCACCTGGGAAACTCTCAAAGATAATATCGAAAGAGAGAAATTGGAAAGAACCATTATGCGTGGTTTCCAAACCAAAATGGCAGAGGATTTCGAAAATCTGGCTATTAATGGTGACACAACTTATTCAAAAACTTCCGCTATCCCAAGTGAAAGACTTTGGGCGATTGATGACGGCTGGTATAAAATGTCTTTATCCGGTCATGTTGTTGATGCTCGTGGTCATGAAATTTCTTATGAGCTTTTTGAATCCACTATCCGCAGAATGCCGGAACAGTATGCTCAAGATCCCAATGTTCAATGGATCATGAACCGTTTCTGTATCTTGGATTGGGTATCCATCCTTGCTCGCCGTGGCGATGTTGGAGCAAAAGTTTTGGAAAACGGAGCAATCGACAGACCTATCCTGGGTTATCGTGTAATTCCCGCTCCATTGATTCCTGCAAATATGCCTCTGAGTCTCCCATCCACTACTCTGACACCAGGGTTCCACGATGGTAAGAGAATCGGACCTTTCACCTTTGCAAGCAATGCCAAGACATTGAAACTTGACATTGATAACAAAGGGGCCGTAACCATCACACTTCCGGTTGCCACATGGCAGACTCCTGAAGTTGCTCGTTACATCAACCAGGCAATTGCAGCTGACGCAAATTATACCGCAGCACCAGAATATCACAGTGTTGCAAAAGCTGATGCAGCTGGCCGCCTTATCATTGTATCTCCTACAACTGGATCAACTTCTGAAGTTGATGTTCAGGCAGTAGCAGATGATGCTTACACAATCCTCGGATTGACAGTAGGTGTTTTTGCAGGTACCGACGGTACAACTGCAGGTACAGTGAACGAAGGTACTTTCTTGTGGTTCGCAAATCCGATGAACTTCATCGTTGGTTTGGAACAACGAGTTCGCTTCTACACTGAATACAAGAAAGACTACGATCGTTTTGAATTCGTAGCATACAATTTCTTGGATTTCCAGATTGAAGAAGTTGACAAACTCGTTGTCTGCAAGAACATCCGCAAGAAACAGTTCAGCACTTATTAATACCAAATCCCCTCTAAAATTTATTTCTTGAATTCATAATTCCGTTTTGTTATCCTCCTAAAAATTGCATTAATCTATCAACTTTTTTCTAAGGAGAATATCATGTCTAAAGAAACCCTTGAGACTTATTGGTTTATTTCCAAAAGCGCGTCATCCTTTTCAACTGGTGGTCCCTCCGGAAAACATTATGCATTCGAGAAAGCCAGACCACGGCCGGTTTATGATATCAGAGATGCGATCCATTTCAGAACGATGAAGAAAGAAGATCTAATTGAAACGAATGAAGAAGGAAAACCAACGGTACCTGAAGTAGATAAGGTGTCCAAAAGTTACGCCTCTTATAACCCAAAAGAAAAAGATCCCAACTTCTTCAATAATTTGCAGAGCTTCCCTGCAGACCCACCTCCTGCAGCCGAAACAAAACCAGAAGTTCCGCCAGCAGATCCGCCTCCAACCAAACCAGAGACGACGAAAGTAGATGACGGTAAAGGTGATGATGGTAAAGACGACGGCAAAGCTGATGCCAAAAAAGGTAATGGTAAAGCGGACACTAAAAAAGGTGCAAAGGATAATAAAAAGTCAGGCAAATAATTTCTTGTTTACCCTTCCTTAATCTGCTATATTTTAAACAAATTACAAACCGATCGAGACCATCATGGAATACATTTATACTTCCTTCTGGTATCTCGAAAACATTGCTAATGTTGATGTTTCAGATATCAACGAGGACTACGTTAAGAGAGAACTGGTAAGAAAGTCCAGTGAACTTGTTAACATGTTAACGCAACAGATTTTCAATCCTATGTCAGCTGTCAAATACCTGAACGGTAAAGGTGATGATATGGTGGCAGAGGTGCAAGCCTTTCCGATAATAAAAATAAACAGTCTTCAGAATAAAGCTGGCCAAGAATATACAGACCTGGATCTGGATTATATAGAATTAACGGCCGGTGACAGAATTATTGTGAACACCCAAGGTGATTTTAATGAGGGTGTACGGAATGTTGTCCTGGATGCCATCTTTGGGTGGCTGGAAGATCGTAGGGAAATTGTCACTACAACGGAAGGTGCTATAAATTCATCTACCGAAGAAGTGGCGGTGGAAGACGCCAGTGAATTGCAGTCTGGAGATGTGTTCGTTATAGGGAAACATACCTTTTTTATCTATGGGTTTGGCGCAAATAATGTGATCAAGTTTGACAAGAATCCGGAGATAGTCGAAGAAATCGACGCTGGTGCGACGATAGAAGTTTTTGGTAGGGTACCAAAGCCTATACAAGAATTAACCAACTACCTCCTTGAACAAGCCGTTCTGGGTAGAAAAACTGGTACAACCTCAACCGCCACACAGACCGATCAACAGATCAAACGCGAAGAAACAGTTGATTATAAGATAGAATTTTTCGAAAACAAAACCGAATCATCCACTGTGGAAGTCTCTGAAACTTCGTTAAGTGATCCAGTTATGGATTCGATTGTCCGGAAATATTCCAAACCGCCTTTCGTGGGAGTCATTTAATGGCAACAGAAAGATGGTACCATATAAACGCCCCACACAATATGAACCTGACACCAGTCAGGATAAGGCCTCATGCGTCTGATGAGACTGTTATCCATGGCAAATTCAAAGTCCCTCTGAACAAAAAAGCAGAAGGATCTATTATCAATGTGGAAGGTCAAGTCGTGTTCAAAAAAGAGGGTGAGATCCAGGAGGCGTTCCATGGGAGAAGCGAAGACACAAAAGGATATGTGTCCTTTAAAAAGAAAACCCTCCACGACTCTGGCATCACGATCAACTTCGGTGATATTTTTATCCAGTACAAAGATTATGATGGCTGGAGAGATGTTGATTATTCCTTCTACGACTTCAAAGACACCTGCTTTATTGGAGGTAAACCAAGAGTCCTAACCTGTTATTTTAAAGAAAACATAACAGAGCAACCACAATGACAGTAAATGTGCGATTGGTCACATACGGTTTTCGCCAAATCAGAAGGGCGCTTGACGCTGATAAATTTAACCGTGAAATCCAGAAAGTAATGTATCCGGTGATGTTGAACATGGCCATGGAGGCCAAAAAAGAAATGATCCGGAATGTAGATACGGCCAAAAACATGCCACCTTTAAGTCCAACTACCATTGCAAAGAAAAGGTACCTGGTCAAAAAAGGTTTAGCTAAGTATGTGAATAATCCATTGAAGTTAACCGGTCTCCTGCGAGACAGTATCCAAGTATACCAACTAAGTCCAAGGATGTTTTTTGTTGGTGTTACAGGTGGGCAATTACACCCACTTACCAGGATGCCCGTCGATGTAATTGCTGTCATTCACGAGCAACCAGCTTGGGCAAAGGGAATGTTTACTGTACCTAAACGACCTTTTGTAGAACCTGCTATAATAGAAACACTGGCAAAATATGCACCAATGTTTAAGGCAGCATCATGGCAATTACAATTGGCACAGTTTGGATCTGGTAGAGGCAAAGTTACCACACCAAAAACATCAGCACAGTCCAGGCGTGGGCATGAAGCTGTAGTCAAAATGAGAGGCGGTAAAAGTCAATTGGATGTAATCCGGAATGTTTCCGTCAATTTATTTTCAGTATTCGACGCACTTCACAAACACGGCCCAAGATAACCTTCTTTTTCTTGACAAAGCAACAAAATTTCTTATTATGGTTTAAATCTTTTTTGAGGAGGAACGTATGTCAGATGAACAAAAACAAGCACAACAGGTAAACGAGTATGCCGTTCAGGTAAATGCGGACGATGCAGAGATAGTGAATAATGTGATCTTTTCATTGCAATCAAGTTACGCGCAGAAAGGTAAGATGGAAGGCGAGATAAAAGAACTTGAAGACCGTATTAAGATGATGCGTGATGATTTGTCACAGGTAGTGGACACCATTACAAAACAAAGATCACAAGAAAAAATGGCTCTCTTATTTTTGGCCAAAAATAACGGACTGGTTAAAGGTGCAAAATTCAAATATGATCCGGCCACTCAATCTGTTTCAGGGCCTTTGTCCATATTTAACGAGGAACAGAAAAAGAAATTTATGTCCGGAAAAGGAAATCCGCCACCTGCAAAAACAGATTCCAACGCAGATCAACCACCTAAAGTACCTGCCGAAAATAAATAATCTCTTCTGAAAAATTTATTTATTTTACCTTTTAAAAATGATACCATTTTCAGTGAATAATCTGTAATCTTGACTAGGTTACGGATTTGATGTAATTAAAATTTGATATCAAATTTTTATACTGTCATGGCCATTTTAACATTTGACAAAGCAGATTTCAACTTTGATGAAATCGAGCACTACCAGAAGGTTTTTTCTTTAAGGGACGAAATCCCTGAAGGGACCATCACGTTCAAAAATATCAAGGCCAGAGCTTTATCCAATTTCTTCGGTTTCCTACCATACGAACACTTTCCTTATGAACACGATAAAGTAACAAACACTTACACTCTGTTAGGGTACATTTATTACCAACTTTCCAATAATGAAGGGGCTACTTGGTTGTCATGGGATGGGTCAGAGTGGTCCACTCCGCTTTCACAAAATGCTCATATTTTAGGCACTTTGTCCGAACCATTTGATTTCCCATCCGACAAAACTTTTAGCCTGGCAATTGATGGTAAAGATCAAGTCGATGTTTTAATGTTAGCTGGCAGTCATAATATTTCAACTGTTGTAGGTTGGATCAACACCGCATTAGATGCAGCGTATGGTGCAAGTTATAATAGTGTCGCTTCTGTACACGATAATAAAATTTTACTTACATCTCCAACAGGTGATGAGACTTCTGCCATAGAGGTCATAGACTCTGACGCTCTTAGTATAATAGGGTTTACACAAAACTATTATACAAGGAATTCACATTGGTCATCATTTCAAGAAGTGGATGAAAACAGTGCTGAGTTTAAATTTCAGAAGACCAAAGACAGACAATTGAGCATTAGGGCCAGGTTGGTAAGGGCGGCAGAAGACATTGCAGCACCATCGTTAGGCGGCATAACAGTATATGTTGACTTTGACTATGACTCGTATGTCGATGGGTATGAGTCGATTCAGGATTATTTTGAAAAAAATGTACAGATCTCGTTGGAGGCTGCATTTAAAATTTCATCCTCCGGTCAAAATGACGGATCATTAGAAACAGATTTTACTGTTATTGATGATCCAGAAAAGTTTGAAGTTTATAACCAGACACAAGATCCCGGTTTAACAGAAAATTTATTTGATGGTTATGACGCCAATAACAAGATTGTTTCTTTTATTGGTAACCATGTTGAAAATGAGGTAATCCTTATTAGGTTCAAAGCTACTGCTCCAGTTGAAATAGAAACTGCAGATAAAGAAATCATAAAATTTGAATCACCATCATTTACTTTGGTTGTGCCAAGATGCCAGGAGAACAACGATGTATCCCCATACTACATGTGGGAAGTGTCATTTTGGAGACGTAAGGCTAGAAGAATTTTATCTTATGAGTATTTGGATTTTAGTCCAATTGATATTTATTGCGTTTCTGATAATGGGCTGAACACTTTACATATGGCAAATGCTATAAATAAGTCAGCATTTAAAAATGGTAGGAATGCAATTGTGTCGTTGGATACCAGCTACAAAATGTCTATAACTGACTTTACTCCGTTTGATAAGATGCCGGTAACTGAGAACCAGGTAAGCGCCATGGGTGCTAAATTCATTGTGCGATTCAAGAAATGGGAAAAGGGTGATTACGACGAAGTGAATACTCTTAATGAGGTGACTCTACTTGGCAATATCGGGAAATACACAGAAAGCGCAATGAGTAAAATAAGTTTAGATTTATTACAAAATACACATATTAATTAAGGAGTATTATCATGGAAAAACTTTTTGTAATCCAAAATCTGGGTAATACACCGTTAACCGGTCTTACTAAACTGGACCCAAAAACGGGAGAGACTATGACGTTGCCGCCAATTCCAATCGGTGGTTGTTCAAGGCAGCGTTTTACCCAGGAAGATCTTGCAGAGTCAAGCATTGTTAGTATGAGACATGCTGGAAAAATCCGATTTAGAAACGCGGCTGCTTTGGACAAAGCCAAAAGCAAACCCAAAAGAAAATTGAACTTGTCGTCAAGTAAAACTGGTGACAAGGGCAAAAAAGAATAATTTAGGGGTTTAACTATGGGTTTTCTATGGACAGGCGGATCAGGAGTAAGCATCTCCGGGTTTCAGCAAACACCGATTACCCGAGGTGGAACTTCTTCGCCAATTATGAAAAGTACAACCAGAGGAGGTTTGATAATGGAGACTAGATATCCAGGTTTATATTTCTTCGAAACTGAAGGTTCTCCATCAGTTGTCGCAGCCGGAGTCTCAACAGCAGGATTTGTAGTTAGAACGAAAACCGGTACTCATTTGAGTCCGATTTATTGTGGCAATTGGGAAATATACCAACAGAATTTCGCAGGGCTATTGGAGGATAACGACTATGGCCCACTCTCAGTAAAGGCTTTCTTCGATGAGGGCGGTTCAGGATGCTACGTTGGTAGAGTAGTTGGTGCAAACGCCAAATACACATCTACTAAAGGCGGTATCAAATCTTTTGATGACATCAATGTCGATGCCAATGCTTTTGATCCAGACAGTGCTACACAGGACCAAGGATTAAAAGATTGTGGTGGTATCTCAACACCACTTACAACCGAAGGTGTTCAAGACCTTATCGGTTTGGCAGGTATTTTTGTCGGTGATGAGTTGAATGAGTACAAAGCTCATACTCTCAAAGGCATCGGTAAATTAAAAACTGCTTTGGCGTCAGCCGACGATGTTACTGAAATGGAAGTTTATGACAATGACACCCGTCAGTTTGAAAAAGGTGATCTTGTCATCCTTTCTGCCAACAAACCTGATATGTTGGCACAATCTCCAGATACACCAATTGATCTGGACAGTGATATTTATTACATGGCATGTGTCAAAGAAGTTGATCATACCAGCAATAAATTGAAAATAATTAAACAGGATCTGGCGGCACTTCCAGCTGACACTTATGTGTACACAGCTACTCAGCACCTGGCCAGAACCAAAACCACTGCAGACCTGACACTAACTGCGGCAGGATCAAACGGATACATGATGGTAGAAAATGTTACCAATATCCGCAAAGGCTCCATGTTGTTGGTTTTCGGTAGCAAAGATGTGAGCACTGAAATTTGGTTTACAGTGATTGTCGAAAAAATCAGTGGAAACAAAGTGTACTTTAAAACTGATTTCGGCACAGGTGTTTCCCACTATACAACTGGTGGTGGTAATCCACATTCAGTTGATTTGTTACTGTCCGGAGCAGATGTAATTTCCTTGGAATTCGGATTGCTTTTAACTTCCCCAGATGGTGTAACAGATTACGAATACAGCAATCTGTCAATTATCCCATCAAACATGAAAGCATATTTCCCAAGAATTCTTTCTGGTCCAGCAAACCAATCTCCGGTAGCCCAGGCAATCGATCTGGAATCTGAAAATTTGCTGCAACCAGCAGAATGGTTGGCAGATCCGGCAAGCCCGGCAAACTATACAGAGTATGTTTTGCACCTGGCGTTGCCATTCCCAATCACCAATGTAGAATTAACTGGCGGTGACGCAGATGACGCCGCACTAGGTGCAAGCGATTATGTTGGGGCAGTGGATTCATACGGAAACGCCACAGGTCTTCATCTGTTTGATCGTTTGACAGACATCAACTTCTTTGCAATCCCGGCATTGAATGGTCAAGTGGCATCTCTGAAAGCTGCTAACACAAAATGTGAGTTGTTGAAAGACAGACAGTTTATCACTTCTTGTCGTTCAACTGATCTGACTGCACAGTTGGCCAAACAGTATCATCAAGAAATTTTGAACCTCCCATCCAAATACACATCAGTATATTGGCCATGGTTGAAAATGTCTGATCCTTTCAACGAAGGTCAGGTTGTTGATTTACCACCTGATGGTCATATGGCTGGTATGTGGTCAAGAATTCGGGCGTCACTTGGTGTCCATAGAGCACCTGCAAACTTTGCCTTGAATACCCCGATCGGAGTAACCAAGAAAGTTGATGACTCTGACATGGCCATGTTGAATCCGATAGGTGTTAACTCTATCGTTTGGTTTGATGGTAAAGGTATCAGACCATTCGGTCAAATGAATAACCACCCTGCACAGGATGGTAAAGAGACCATTGGCGCCATCGCAACCCAGACATTTATTGTCTCATCTTTAAAACGGTCTTTGTTGGATTACTGCTTCAGACCGATTAATCAGACTTTGTTTGATGACATCACCTACGCAGTAAGAACCTTCATGTATGAGGAACTTCACAAACAAGGTGCTTTTTACCCACAAAGCGCACCTGCTGATGCTTTCTTCGTAAAATGTGATCGGTCCACAACATCTGACAATGATGTGGCCAACAAACGGGTAATTTGTAAATGGGGTTTCAGACCTGCTCCTGGCGCAGAGAAGATCATCTTTATCGGAACGATCTTCACTAACTTGAGACAGGTTGAAATCGCTTTAGCAGCTTAATTAAAGGAGGTTTACAATGCCTAGACGATCAACAAGTCCTGGTGACGAGGTTCAAGTAACTGATGCAGTTGTTGTGGACCCATTAAAAAATTATAAATTTCATGTCAAAATTGACGGCAAAGTTGTTGGTGGTTTCAACACATGTAGTGAAATCGAAGATAACATGGAGTCAACATCATGGAGATCCGGTGACAATAAAAATTACAAACGTAAATTACCTGGCACATTGGATACGCCTGATGTAACCCTCACAAGAGGGCTGGACCTCAAAGGTTATCTCCGTCAGTGGTGGTATGACAATGTTAAATCTGGTGACAAAAGTAAATGGACCAGAAAAGATGTTGAAATCTACATTTTTGATCCCGCAATTAATGCGAGTACGATCGAGAATGAAGGCGACTACATGACAGTAACCAAGCTCACCAATTGCTTTCCTAACTCTTATAAGAGAAGTGCATTGGATTCCAATGGAAATGATGTACTTGTGGAAACTATGGTGCTGGCTGTTGAGGAACCATTACATAAAGTTCGTCCAGACCTGGCTGATAGTACTCCGCCAGATTTTTAAAAAACATAACTTTTTCAAACGCCATAGCTGGGCTATTTAGCTTTCAAATGGCAAGGAGGTTAGTATGTCGCGTAAAAAGGTCGAAACTCTCGGCGATGACAAGAACCGTCTTATTTTCGGTGTATTTGATGAAAAGGGAAAGGTTCACACCAATTTTACACATAAACCGAAGGTAACTGCCAGAATCCGAAAGGATCTGGCAGATCCCAATCTTAAAAAGAATCCGGGTAAAGTTACCACTAAATTCTTGGCCACAATGTTAGAAACATTGGGACCATATAAAGAGGAAAAGATTACAGAAGATTTGGTCTGTAGTCTTACCTCTGTTGATCGTGAATACGTCAGTATGGTCATAGTCAAGAATGTCACCCAGCCAAAGAAATTCTTTCCGGTTGTTTGTCAGGCATGTAAAGCAGATGACATTGAATACCCTTATGATTTGAATAGTATTCCGGTTTTAAGACCAGCAACTGATCTTGCAAAAGAAGGCCTCACAATTGAACAGGATACCATCTCTGGTCAGCACATCATTGTTTATAATGTTGAGTATGCTGATCTGGATCTGGACGCAAAGATGTGTCTGGCAGACGGTTTTACTGAGGAAGAAATCTATCCATTCTTAAGTGGTAATCCGGAAGATGCTCTCATTCGAAATATCGCCAATCTGTTGCAGTCATTAAATGGCAAGACAGGTAAAGCGATTGAGTATGAGAAACTTCAAGATGAGGACATTGATGTCATTGATGTCATCAGTGAAGAAATGGGCGCAATGAAAGAAAGATTCGGCATCCAACTCAATCCGATTGTCAGATGTCCCACACCTGGTTGTGGAGCGCAGGCAATCTTAGATACGAGGTTGACGGATTTTTTGCTCCGTTTTCGTCCACAAACAAAGAAAGCATAAGGAACATGGTGTTGACCGTGGGTTCGAGTGCGAATTTTTCATACAACGATTGTATGGATATGGATTGGGATGACTTGGTTTATTTTTATAACAAGATTTCTGAAGAGATCGAACAACAAAAAATGAAAATGAATCAAAGGTAATTTATGGCAGTATCACTTACAGGACTTAGCTCGATAGGATTCGGAGCTATATTTTATTTCGTCAATAGGGCACGATCAGGGATGATGCGTGCTTATGGCGATATCGACCGCTTTGAGCGTAAGATCAAAATGGCCGATAGTTCTGTTGCTAGGTTCGAAGCTGGTGTTTCAAAGGCGTTTAAAGTATTAGGCGCCGGTCTGCCTGGTGTAATATTCGGTGCTGCGGTTGTGGACGACGCATCACGGTTTCAACTCCAAATGAGGCAGATCAAAAACATTCTTAATGATACTTCTGGTAAAGCTATCCCAGCTTATGAGCGTCGTATCCTTAGTCTTGTTAGGGCTGGATACGAGTTTAAGCCTGAAGAACAGGCACGAGGGTTAAGATTGATGGCCAATGCTGGTTTCGAAGCCAGCAAAACTTTGGCCAATTTCCCACACCTCATGAACCTCATGACAATCTCAACCGATACTATGGGCGGGAAAGTCATGAAAATGGAAGAGGCTTTGTCTCTTGCTTTAAGTACAATTAAACCGTTTGGTAAGACCATAGATCAATTGGAAGGCCAACTCGACAAGTTGGTAACCGCATCCAAAAAGATGCCTATCAACTTGCAAGAGTTGCGCACTTCCATGGGTTTTGCTGCTCGTGCGGCCGGCGTATCAAACGCTAATTTAAGTGAAATGTTGGCACTTTTAGGTGCCGTTAAGCCTGTTGTGGTTACTGCGTCAAAAGCTGGTACTACTTTGAGTCAAGGTTTGATTAGGATCGCTACCACTACCAGACAGTCACGAGACGCTTTAAAAAGTCTGGATGTGCAAATTGATGATGCCAGCGGTAATTTGAAACGACCAATTCCTTTGTTAAAAGAGTTGGTTAACGCTACAAACGAACTGGCAGGCAGAGAAAGGGCACAAAAATTAAAAGAAATTTTTGGTGTCAGGGCTATGGGTCTTATTACTGCTGTCGCCAAAGCTCAACAAGATGTTATGCGTAATGGTAGAATGGTGACTTTGCGCGGCACTGATCTTGTCGAATACTACTTGCAAAAAGTTAATGAAGGTAGAGGCGCCACAAGAGCTTGGGCTGATGATCTTAGAAACACACTCCATATCAGATTTAAACAACTTCAGGCGTCTG